CGAAAGTAGCTAAAATGTACCTTAAAGTTATGAAAGAACTGGGAGTAGGGATTGGGCTTCACAAAAGCCTAATCTCCTCCGATGGTTCTGCCTTGGAATTTGCAAAAAGAACTCTGTATAGGGGAGTGGACGTAAGTCCTATTCCTCTAACTGAACTTAAAGCAAGTTTCGTTTCTCCGGCCAATGCCGTGCAACTTATCTTGAAATATAAATTAACTCTAGCTACCTTCTTGAAGGCAGCTGGATTTAAATATAATGTTTTAGGACAATTGCATAAACCCTTAGGGGAATTAAATTCGAAAGTAAGGTTAATAATCCTTGCAATGAATATTCCGACAACTATTGAGGCTGTTGAAACATTCTTCTCGATTGGTGCGCCCAGATCTGGGCGATCCCACTTCGAAACCATTTCTGTTATTAACGAGATGGTGAACAAGGAGTTTAAGTTACTTCAACGGGCAGTTAATGCCCTTCGAAATAATTTACACCAGTTGGAAGGAAAGGTTCTTCATGCCAAAGACATGGCGAATGCACTAATCGGTTCCTTGGAAAAAGGAGCCATTACTGTATCGGCTGAGACTATGGAACTCTTGGCCTGGGCGAAAGCTCAGGTTGAGAACCGTACTCATCTGGACCATTGGGTAAAAGGAACGGGATTCATTATGTCTCCTGTTCAACTTGACCCACTTGGGACAACTTTCCAGTCAGAATTAGAATACGCTGATGCGCATCCTGAACTGATCTTGAAAGGAGCCGAACGAATGTTTGATTCCGAGCTTATTAAGAACATACTCCCGTTGATGAAATATCTTCAGGAGATGGTTCAAGGCGCTTCGATGATTAAATCGAGATATTTATTGTCTTCAATAAAATCCGACTTAACGCGAGTGATGTTATCGAAATACGATCTCACTGCTGCAGAAATCTTCTGGCAATATATTACTATTTCGAAAGAATTAGCAAATATTCCACAGGCAAATCTACAGTATGCGCGTGTTGTTGACCCTATTACGAAAGGTTTTACCGACGGGGTGCATATCCGATTATGGAAAGCACTTAGTGGACTTTCGCAAGGAACTAAAAAATTACCGGAAGCGAAAGCTCCCGAACCGGATTCATCATTGAATGATCCGTTTGGATGGTTTTCGTAGGCTCATAGAGTCTACTGGGCCGTATAACGGCACTTTACTATAGCAGTAGTAACCTAAATAGTTAACTACCTGTATTCGCTCTCATCAAGATAATGTTTATAACATCAAAATGAAAAGATTTAGTACCCACTGGATACGGTGGCGAAGAGCTTAGTAGTTCATTAAAACTGTTGTTTGCACCTACAGTTGGTT